TCTTCCGCCTCTTGAGGGAACATTCCAATCGCCACCCTCTGAAACTCTCTCAAACTCCCATCCAGCGGCCTTTAAAGACACCCCGGTTTCTTCCTGCAATATAAAAGTTTGGATGCGTTCAAAACCCATTTCTCTGGCTACACGGGCGCAAGCTGCATAAAGTATTGAACAAGCGTTCTTAGTGCCATTGGTAACGAGTCTTGTTACTTCCGCCCAAGTGTATTGAGGATTTTTTCTGCCAGTTGGCCTACCCACGATTGCAGCACCGCAAAGTATTCCCATATCATCTTCAACGCCAATAGAGAACCTATGCCCCACGACGGGTTTATGATGCCTATGAAGTGAGGCAACAAGGTCGTTAGCTTGTTTTAATGTAAGGGGGACTATCCTCACACTCACCCCCTTGTTGGTATGGTTGTTAAATAAAATCCTAAATTACTATTTTTTAGGGCTTCACAGGCGATTTCACCCATTCCCAATAATACCACTCCGTGGCCGGGCGATTTGCCTATAGAGCCGTCAGGTCTGATAAATTTAGTTTTACCCCGAGGAAATAGCATGGCATCAGCTTTTATAGCATAATCATGGAACCATTTTGCAGATGTATAAGCTCGCACTAATGCAATGCCGTTACCATGAGCTATAAATTTCTTTAACCAAGGAATATGACCATTTCGTCCACCAAATGGTGGATTCATAAAAACCAGCCCTTTCCAAGGTAAAGATAATCCGTCTTGATCTTTGGTATAGCAACCTTCGGCAGGAACATAACTTGCGGCATGGCCTGGGCTACATGGATCTAAATCAAAGGTTAAATTTAATGCGGCAAATATTTCTGGCGGAGTATACCATTCATCAGATTCACCTAGTTTATTATCAAACTTCATCTCTCTATTTCTCCTGAGTTTGTATGGTGGTGAGAAGGTCTTTGGCATAACACCAATAGTCGGCCTTACTTAAAACATATCCTGAACTCGTAACAAACATATTTGCATTACTTGAATATCTGCAAGAGTAAAAATGTTCCTTTTCTTTTACTATTACGTATCTATCAGTGTCAGGCTTCTCCTCTGGATATTTCTTCCATATACTTTCAGGCTCAGGGGATTGAAGGGCTACCTTACAATCTCTTATGATTTCCATAGCCCATGAAAACCCTTCGTTTTCCTCGTTTTTTCTAAGCCAGATGTTAACTCGCTCTATCAGTTTTTCGTGGGTCATACAACTACCTCTTCAAGTTCTTTAGTAAGTTCAATAATGCGCCTGCGGTTTAGCTCCTGTTGTTTTATGAGTTCTGCCATATCCTCTACCGTTGTAGGACTGTTCATATAAGGAAAACTACGGGCAATAAGTTTTTGTTGGGCTAATTCTTCTGCAATTATATCTATAGTGCGTTGGGTCATTTTTGCTACTTTATTTGTTTATTGATCTCGGCGGCTACTTCATCGCAAGTATAATTGTCAATAGAAAAATGTGAATTATTTGTAAAAATTGTACAACCTACTAATGGCCCATAATATGGAGTTAAGCTTGTTATGGTGCTAGTAAGTAAATATATTCCAAATATTTTAACCAACATCACTTTTCTCCCTTAACTTGGTTGATTGCTTTTATTTCATCTTTAAATCTACTTATTAACCATCCCATTTCTGTATCTTTATGATAATTCAAACTATAAATTGGACAAAAAATATTCTCCAAAACCCTCATAGCATCACAGTCTGTGCAGGTGGGTTTGTCATGAACTTTACGACCCGGCTCTCCCCAATCTATAAACATGGAATTCTTCTCACCTGTTTGCATATCTATTTCTGGCAGGTCTTTTGGTTCATTATACATATGATTCTCATCAAATATGTGTTCTTTGGACTTCTTAAAATGATGCGCCCAATCAGATTCATCTTCTGGGGAGGCAGGGATTAGGGATTTAAGATGCTCTAATTTATGAGGAAAAACGACACCATTATTCTCGGTAGACATTTTAATCAACCTATCCAACTCTTTCTCTAATTCACTATAACTCATAGCATACTCCATTTATGTTCAATTATCATGCCTAGAAGTAGAAATATAAATATCCACATTCCTACTAAAAACCAGAACGCCCAGGGCTCTAACTCTATCTCGTCTTTTTTGTTCTGTTCAGTCATTTAAAGAATTCTCCACAATATAAAACATAAAGTATAAACCCCTTACCTATTATAGTGCCTAAAGCCTTATAAATTGCATCTTTTTCATTTATATTTTTCACTATATGAACGACCAATCCAATTAAAACTGTAATAACCATAAACCATTGAGGCCAAGTTTCGATATGCATTCCCCTTCCTTTTTAGTTGTTGTTAAACGCTAGTAATTTCTTGGTTCATAAAAGTTTTTTTGCGAGATTTCTGAGTCCACCCCCTCTTAAATCTTTGCCAATCCTCATGTCGCCATCTTAAAAATAATCGGTGTCTGAAAAAATCGTATTCTAATGGCTTATTTTTAGCCCTTTCTTCCCTTTTCTTAGCTTCATTTTTTGAAAACATTTGACCTCCCCAAATATAACCCAAGTTTTTATCATCCAAACTTTTACATTCGTGAGAACATTTGACAGTATAAACCCCAGGAATTTTATCAGTGCCATTATCAAAAATTGCATTTACTGAAATATCTCTACTTATAATCCCCTCATTGTATTAAATTCATAAATATGACTATTCATTCCGGCCTCGCATTATATCCCACATCTTCCCGCGCAATCTCATCTTCCGCCTCTTGTTGCAAATCAATTACGTCTACAAAACGATGAAATTCTGGAGCGCGGTGTAAAGTATGAATATAATCAGTTATCTCCCCTCTCCGCACACAATTAGCCAAATCGTTAAGTGTTGATTGCATAGTAAAGTGATATTGCGCTTCATCTTTATAAACATTTATCCAGTATTCTTGTGGTTTAAACATCTTAATGCTCCGTTGGTTTTTGTTCAGCGGGCGTATTATCTACTTCAATAACTTCTACATCTTCGACCTCGGTTACTTCAGGTTGGCGCCCGCCAGTAATATGAGTTTCAAGGTCTTTAACTAAATCCTTGAAGAAAAATATACGGCGACTAGGGAGGTCAACTGTATCAACTTGACCCACTCCGTATTCCTCATCTAAAAGCTTATCAAATTCTATTTTGTTGCGTGCAAAATCTTGACTAGCTTTCGCCAGTAGCTTGTGATTCTTCTCGATCTTATCAATGAACTTTAGAAGTTTCTGAGAGGTTATTTTTTGTGCTTTTGCCATATTATGCCTTTGTTGTTATTGGTTGTAGTCTATACCCACTTTGCATCAAATCCCAAACACGCCCACCACAAGATAGATTGCGAGTGCGTTTATGAATTTGTGCAGCAGTTTGTGGCGGTAGTTCTATGCGCTGGTTGTCGCGGTAGATTATGTATTTCAGTTGGGTCATGTTATGCTCCTTTTTTGGTTGATTGCTTTTTCTCAGGCAATTTTTCTGGCTCGTTTAATCTAAGATTTGGATTAATTGATTTTTCATTTCTATCTAAAAAATACTGAATAGCATTAGTTAATTTTTCATCCACGCTTACAGTGCAAGTAAATCTTTCGCCAATATAAAAGAAATGTTCATAGCCTGGATTTTTAAAAGTTAAATCACACCTTGAGCCATGAAGCTCCATTTTAGTAAGCTCTAAATTCTGTACTGCCTTTTTTAATATAATATCAGCCATCCTTTACTCCTTTATTATTAACTTGATTTCTCATTTATAGTATGTTATTTGTGGGTAGTCAAGAGTAAAATTTATTATTTTTTATTATAGGTGAAATATGGCTAAAAAGCTTAGTTACAAGAAGACTTCAATTACTATTCCAAATTCAATTTATGAGAAAATTGAAGAAAAAGTTGTGGAACAAAAAATAAAACGCAACGTCAATATATCTTCTTTTATTGTTGAGATTCTTGCTCATGCATTATCGAAGTGAGCCAATTCTCAATAGCTTCTAAGTGCTCATTCCAACCATGAGTAATAGCACCTTTAACAAATTCAGTTGGGGCAAATTCATCCCACCATTTCTCTTGTGAAGGAGTTAATTTACCATCGGATTTCTTCAATTCATGGTATAAAAAGTAATAATGACCAGCATATTTAATACGCCACTTCAAGTCTGGATGCCCTGCCTCCTGCCCCATGCGCTGGTCTTCCTTTGCAACAATTATATTCTTGTCCCCTTCATTCTTTGTATAAGTAACGCGTAATGCCGGGTATGAGGGTAATAACACTTGCTTATAATGTAAGATTAATTGCTTTTGTTGTGCGCCCTCTATCTGATTTCTTGCCATAATCTACCACTCATATTTTAAAATCTTTGGATATTTACTTGCGGTGTTAACTGTTATCTTGCGCGGCTTCTTTAGAGTTGCCCAATCAACAGCGCCAGCACCACTCCAGCCACGTTTCTTTAGCCAGGCAGCCCGCATATTATTAAAGACATATTCAGGTAGTTTATAATTGCCACATTTATAATAGATCTTAAGCATCTTATGTTTCTTGCTACTAACCCAATCTGGGAAATACTCAACATCACTTACCGTATAAGTTTTAACTGGATTTCTTTTTGCATTTATATCCGTTTCATTATCATAATGCCCATCAATCTCAACTTCACGCGATTCTTTTAGAAATCTATATTTGCATATAGGACAAACTTCTTCTTTTACTGGTACAAGTTCCTCGCAATTCGCACACACTTTGAACTTACTTTTCCTCGTGGATTGCGTGAGTTGCCCGTCTAAATATTGCCAGGAAGTATCAACCAAGCCACCGTGGCGCTTTAGATTGCCGGAGAAGTCTACAACATATCCAAAGGGCTTTGTGCCACCTGATATAGCAGCAAGCCTTTCTTCTTTTGTTTGCATATTCCAAATAGCTTGATTTGATAGCCTGGCCGCTCTATAAAGCATTTGGTGATGCAATGACAAAGACTGAGTTGGGCGCCAGTTGGCTAACAAGTCCAATTCAGGATCATCATAGCCCTCAGTTAATATCTCCACATTTATAAGTGCGTTAAACTCGCAAGCTTTATGCCGCCTTAATATCTCTTTCCGTTCTTCTGGCGTACTTTCACCCGTTAAAATACCAGTTAAGCCATCTGCGCCCCATATTTTGAAACCAGCTTCATGTAACGCTATTCCTATAAGTTGCGCGTATTTAACTGTTGGAGCAAAACCAATCATCTTTTTTAGTTTATTTTGCTTAAAGACCTGAAAACATTTCTGCGCTGTTTGCGTGATTATTCGTGGGTCTTTTAGACATTTATCTGCATAATCAGACATTACATAATCTTTCGCAAGAATGGCAACTTTAGATAAATCGGGTTCATAACATACTTTATTAGATAAAGGCGTTACCAAACCTTCGTGCAGTAAGTTTTCATAAGATGTGAAGTGACAAACATCGCCCCAAGTTAATGAGCCATCAGATAACCTATGAGGAAGTGCGGTGAACCCGATAACCTTCGCAAACGGATATGCCCGCATCAATTGCCAGTACATCGACTTATCTTCTGGATTATTAGAAACCCGCTGGCATTCGTCTATTAGTATGAGGTGAATCTTGCCTAAGTGTTCGGCCTTATTGTAAATAGTATTAATTCCGGCAACCACTATTTCTTTATCATATTCCCAACGCTTAAGGCTGGATGATACAAGGCCAACGGAGGCGTGTTGAATCTTGCCGATGTTTTGCAATAGAAGTTCTTTCCGGTGCGTTACTATTAATGTGCGATAACCTGGGAAGGATGATTGATGCTCTGCTATTTTGGCTATTACTATGGATTTACCACCAGCACCACTAATAACACAAATCCCTTTTCTCTGGGAATCCATAAGATGCTTTTTAATATCAGCCATTGCTTGTTGCTGATGTGATGCTGGTGTAAATATCATTACTATAGAGGTATATCGTTAGAGTCAGGGGAATTGCCAGTTGAACCCTTTTCTTTAGGCTCAAAGAAACTCACAATAATAGAGTCTTTACCATCTTTCCGCGCAACGCCAGCAGGATTAAATGTAGCTTTAAGCATTGCAAACATTCCGTTATCCCCTTCCATTACTGAGCCGATATTCTCATATCGCCCCTTTTCTTCACCGTTAGCATTAGTGTAGCTTCCGGTTTTTACTGCCAGTTCATAGAGTTTCTTCATTTGTATTTCCCTGTTGGTTAGTAATTAAATCAGCTTCGGCAGCCATCTTCTTAATCTCATCTTTAAATGATACCGCAGCCTTCTTCTCCTCTGTAGATAACTTGCCCCATGCGGCAGTTAAGGCTTCGTTACCTTTTTTCGCTTCAATGGTTAGGTTACCTTTCAAAGAGTTTGTGTCCGTAACTTTAGCAACATTAGCAGGTTTAGAGGCTGTAAGAGGCTGCACGGTGAATGGTTTTTTATTGGCTTTACTGGCGGTTAAAGCCATTGTCATGGGCTTGTCAATGCCTGACATGGCGCTGATTCTTATACCACCGACTGCAATACCACCAAATAGAACCTTATCATCCCGGTATAGAGTCATAGACTTGCCAACATAAGAAAGGCCATCAGTTCCCCAAACATTGACCAGCACGCGCCTCATAGACTTACAAGGTTTATACGGTTTGTTTTCATCGCCCTCATAACCAATGGCTATGGGTTGCGCGGCATCTGATACGCCCCAGACCTTATTTATCTTCACGGTTATTGACTTGCCTATTAAATCATCTGCGTTAAGCTGATCTGATTTAGCAATTATTGTTTTGCTCATATCTACCATTTTATTCTCCTTTTGTTAAATTATAATTTCTTGTTGTATCTTTCTTTCAGTCGGATAAAGACCTTTGATCTTTTCATTATAGGAAACGATACCTTCCTGAATCTTCTTTTCAAATGCTGTTGCGGCTTCGATTATAGCGGTCTGTATCTTCTCATCCGGGTATATCTTTCCAACAAACATAGGTATACCACCCGAATAAGATATGAAGTCGCACCACTTGCGTTCTGACACAAGCAAACCTGATTGAACCTGCATCATATACTCAACTGGCATATTGCCGGAAAGTATAGTTTCAACCTGATATTTCTGCTTGCGTGATTTAATCTCAATAAACCCCTCTTCGCCTACAAGTGCATCAGGTGAGAAGCCAAGAGTGAAACCGAATTTATCGTTAGTAATAAACCCCACCTCTTCTATGGGCGCGTACTTCTCTGCATAAAGGATTTTAGCCTCAACCTCTTCCTCGTTACCACGCAGCATATCGTCATTAATATATGAAGGCTCGACATATTGGGTAACACGTTGGGCAATAAGTTCGTATAGATGCGACCTTTCTTTATCATTACTTGCAATCTTTAATGTAGGCGTGATGATATGTTTCATTTCGGAAGCGGTTAAAAGCCCACATCTGATTTGGAACCATTCATCAGATCCTTGGATAATGTCGTTGTAATATTTAATTGTCATGAGCTTTCCTGCTGTTGATAAACTAATTTATAATTAGGATTGCCCTTAATATTAAATTCTGGTCGGTATTTTTTAATCTCATCTCTTTCATACTCAAACATTTTCATATATGGCATTTCCAATTCTTCAAACTCAATATAAAATATTCTGTTATACCACTTAGATCGGGATTTATGACCATCATGGTGGTGCCTAAGATGATTTGTAATTCCTATGTAAAGGACTTTCATCTCCTCGTCATAATGTTTATATAACCACATAGATTTTTTCTTTTTCATTTGACTTGCATTATTTTATAGACTAATAATTGTTCACTGTCAACAATTATTAGGATAATTTATGCAAACTGAAAAAAAGGGGACTACTAGATACTCAATCTCAATGGATGTTCAAGTTGCGGATAGAATGGATGCATTACTTAAACAAGAAAGATGGGATGTTAGCGGTTATTTAGAAAGGTTGGTTGTCGCAGATTTGAAAGAGCCAAGATTTTTCTAATAACATCCAAAAGGGTAGGCCATGCCTAAACAACAACAAGTCAATGAAGAACTGACTTTAAAAAACCCTACCTTCTCCGAATATGCCAAAAAGGGTATTATAGTAATACCAGAAGAAAAAGCATTCCCTATAAAGGGCTTAGAATGGAGCCGTATATATAGAGAGTCATGGAGGCCAGATGAGGACACGTTGCTTAACTGGGACTTCCTTGATGGCATAGGTTTCGGCCTTGTTACCGGGCAACCTTCAAATATCATAGCTATTGATATAGACCATGCATCAGAAGCTGAAATGGAGCGCGTTATACAATTGCTTGGTGATACACCTTGCAAGAAATTCGGCACAAAAGGCGTTACTCTTTTCTATCGCTATAATGGTGAAAAGAATTGCCAATGGAGAAAAGATGATGTTATTAAGGTTGAGTTACTTTCCAGCGGCAAGAAAACAACCATCCCACCTTCAAAGCACCGTTCTGCTGATGGTCATTATGTATGGCTGGATGAGCCGCTGATTGATTGTTATGATAGGCTTCCGGCGCTTCCAAGCAATTATAAAGAACTACTTGACTCCTTATTCAGCATTGTTCGCACTGTGGAGAAAGAATATATTCGCACGGATTATGATTTAAAGCCCTCATTTAACGATGCAGTTGAAGCTTTAAATAAATGTGATCCATCTAACTCTGACAGAGATGGCTATTGGATTCCTATAAGTTTAGCGTTTAAGTTAGAAGTTGGTGATGCTGGCTATCAAGCCTGGGATGCGTGGTGTTCGCGTGGTGGCAAACAATATAAACAATCACAACAACGTAACGTTTGGCGCTCTTTAGATTCGCATAGCGTGAGTTATGGCACTTTGATTCATCATGCCAAACAGGGTGGGTATGTACCGCCTAAACGCGAGCAAGCCACGTTTACCACGACAACAAGCATAGATGAGTGGGAGAAACATAGTCTTGAGGCTAAACTTGAGGCACTTGAGGAATCAAGTATACCACCTGAATTTTACACGAATTCCCCCAATCATATAAAGGAAGTATGTGATTGGATTACTTCAACTGCAATGTATCCACAGCCTATATTAACACTTGGTTCTGTTATTTCTTTCTTTGGTTTTATGATGGGTAAAGATTTTGAATTTAACTCACTACGTACAAATTTATATGTTGCAAACATTGCTTATTCTGCTGATGGTAAAGAGCACGTTAATAGGTGTATTCGCGGGCTTATGACTACAGCAGATATTTCTGATAATATATCCTATGGTTTCACATCAGATACATCTATATTGAATGATCTTAAAAAGAATGATGGGCGCACTTATTATTTAACAGATGAATTGCAGGCTCTCTTATATTCTATTAGCAAACGTCACACTAATTCCGCAGAAGGGCGCGCAGTATCTACCTTATTGCAAGCCTACACTGGCGTTGAAGTGCGCACCGTAACTAAGGCCAATATAAAAGAAAGCCCAACTATAATAGTGAAAAATCCATTGGTTACTATTTGCGGATATACAACGCCGCATATGTTTGAATCATGTCTTGGCACTACTGAGGTGCTAAGTGGTTTTGTTGGCCGCTTATCTACATTTAAAGGCAATAAATATATCCCGGAAGAAAATCCTAATTTCTATGGCAATGCCTGGAAGAACATTCCAGCTAACATAGTTGAGATTGTAAAAAATATCCAATCCAACAGATATAAAGAAATTTTGCCAGATGGGACTTTTCAATATGGCATGAAGGAAATTCCTACAAAATGCCTGGAACTAATCAAAGAATACCGAGAGCAAATAAGACTTAAACGTAACGAAATGCGTGCTAATAGCGACCCGTTAGAGGTTATATTCGGGCGTGCTGGTGAAGTTATGACTAAGTACGCGATGATAGCAAGCCAAGGGCGTGAGATAACCGAAGATCATATTAACTGGGCAATTAGTGTGGTGGAATATAATTTATCTATTATATGCGATGTTGCCAAACAATTTGCTGATACCGGCTTCGAGCGCAAAAAACTCCATGCATTGCAGTACATCGAAAGACGAAATGGACAGGTCACTAAATCTGAATTCACTAAGGGCTGCGCAATATTCGATAATGCACGTGAAAGAAATGAAGTTATTAGGGATTTAATAGAAGGTGGGCAACTTGAGGATATTCAAATAGAAGGTAGCCATAAGAAAAAGGCTGGCTACCGATTGATTAAGGGTTAGAGAGCTTTGCGCCCTTTTAATGCTTCTTTAACAAGCATGTTAATCACTTGATTATATGATAATTCAAGATTCTTAACGGTATCAATACGCAAAGATTGAATTATATCCTCAATCTTCGGCTCGAAAGTTACCGATGTTTGTTTATTTTTTTTACTCATAACCTTATCACCTCATTTACATTAAGTTTACCTTGTTTTATTAAGTCTATTTCCTTCCGGATTATTGACTCTAGAAATAAGCGTGCAGTATTGGCATGACCTTCTTTTACAGCCCAACAATAATGTCGTTTTAGCGCATCTAAGTCGTTCATTTTTTCTCCTTCTTGGCCTTTTTAATTGCATATTTGGCGCTGTATTCAGGATTTCCTGTTACATCACGCTCATATCGTTCACGGGCTCTCATTTCAGTGCGCGCCCATTGTTGCATGAGGGATTTTAGGAGGGCGTAGTCTATTGTTGTCATGCTTCCACCTCCGGCATTAGGAATGGTTTGTTGTCGCGTTGGATGATTTTAAAATCTCTAAATCCTAATAAAACTTTTCCTGCAAATAATCCCGCATTATAAATATGATATTCTACAAGCGGATTGTCTTTGTAATCACCTATGGAGCATTTTATTTGGTATAAATCCCCTTCCATTGCCTCAAATATTGATAGACTGTCTGGATGGATATAGATTTTATCTGAGATATTTTCCATATACTTAATGGCATCAGAAATCATTTCAATTTCTTCGCTACCCTCACAAAAGCAAGCATGGAACCAATCAAAATTTCTCTGGGCTTCAGTTAAATCATACTCGCTCATTTGCTCATCTGTATGCATACAGTATAGTTTAACCCCAAAATTCATCGCCATGTATGCAGCTTCAATCGGACAATCATAATAAAGTTTTTTCATTTCCTTTTCTCCAATTCTTTATCAATTCTACCTAATGTTTTCTCACACATATCCCATTGTTTTGCGGTTCCTTCATGTGAATTGGCCTGAATCATAAACATGGAAGCGCGCTGCATGAGTAAGTCTTCTTTTGTGTAGTTGTGCCACTTCATATCAACCCCCTTTTCCTTCTAGATTCCCAAATCCTATTAATAAAATTCTCCCACTTCCAGAGTGCACCCCGTGGATTATCCCGAATCCAAAGGGCGCGTAAGTCTGGTATTGTTTTGCAGGTGGAGATTTCTTTCTTAGTCACATTATACCTTCCTTTCTCCAGGTTTCACGCCTATCTTCTTCAACTCCTATCCACATATCTGCCACTTGTGCCAGCTCTTCAGCAAGTTCTTTTATTGCATAACAATCTAGTTTTTGATCGCGGAGCATGGTATATAGTTGGGAAGGATTCATTTTGCCCCCTTTTCACGTTCTGTAAGCATTGCGTCTGCCATACAATAACAGCTACGGGCAATAGTAGTTAAATTACCCCTTATTTCACCATCCCTACTAATAAACATTTGTGTTTGCAATACTCCGTGTAGTGCTGCGCAAGCAAACTCATCCCTCAAAGTTTTTGCATTAAGTAGAGTTGAAATGGGGTTTATTAGGCTGAATTCTTCATTTGTCCATTGGCCTTTATTAATAAAATTAATCAAGTATAGTTTAGCTTCTTGGATAGTATTAATTTTATCTGGATTCATCACATACCTCCAACTACTACAAACGCACAGAATAATAGCATTACAGCGAAGCAAGCTATGCATTCAGCTTTAAATAGGAATAGTAAGTCAGATTTTAGATCTTTATTCATGACTTCCTCTTCGTTCGTTATTGATAATTCTATAATTTTGCAATGGCAACCAACCTTCTTTGGTTTCAATCAAGCAGCCAGAAAAGACTGCGAACTGATGGTTAAAACTAGACTGTTCTGTTTTAGCCGCACATGATGCTTTAGCTATAAAATAAAATCCAGTTCCTAGTAAAAGGGAAAAGACTGCAAACACCATAATAATTATTAAATTTTCTCTCATATTATTTTTCCTTGTTGGTTATGAGCAGTTTTGTAACATGCTCAGGTTATTGGGACTATCTACCGTAACCGTCACCGTAACCGTCACCGTAACCGTCACCGTAACCGTCACCGTAACCGTAACCGTCACCGTAACCGTCACCGTAACCGTCACCGGAACCGGAACCGTAACCGGAACCGGAACCGTCACCGTAACCGTCACCGTCACCGGAACCGTAACCGGAACCGTAACCGTAACCGGAACCGTAACCGGAACCGTAACCGGAACCGTAACCGTAACCGCTTATACATGTTTTATGCTTTATACTCATTTTGACCCTCAATATTTTTGATTGCAGCTTGTGAGCATGGAATAAGTTCAATTGCTTCCAACCAGATTGACTCGACAGGAGCACAAACTTTACTATCATCAGCTAGCCCACCATTGGCAACCTCTGAAAGTGAAATGCCCTTATTTTTGGTTTTCCAATAGAATAAACGGCGTGCATTCTTAACTATTACTTCCTTGCCGGATTTTTCTATTACCTCACCGAAAAATACACCAGCGGTATAAGTGCGGATTATGCACTTTTTGCCCACTAGCAAGTTAAGCCCATCGCTGCAAGCATTTGTTGCAATAGTTTTATTTCCAAACAGCGCCATTAATTCCTTAATTTCGCCTAGTGTTAAATTATCAGTACAGTTAGCCATTTTATTTTCCTTTTAGATTGTTAAAGTTAGTAGTAGTTTCCCAAAAATCTTTAGCCTCATTCGGCACTTCCCAGGTGGTTAACTTATAATGCACCCAAATCCCCAGCCCAGGCAATCCAGCGCCTAGAATGATCCCGAATAGTAAGGTGTAGATGAATTGACGTATTTGCATAAAGTTAGGCTCCTTTGTTATAGTTGATAGTTGGGTTTCTCATTCTTAATTGTATCTTCATAAGCCTTAAATGCCCTCTCACATGCAATGAATTTTTCTTCAAGGCTCGTATTTCTGTTTTCCAAAACTGAATGGGTAAAACGGTTTAGGCTTTGCAATAAAGGTAATCTATTATAAAACACATCACTCTCCTGTTTGGTTAAGTTTATTTAGTAGGGCGGTGGCCTTACTATAAACGGTCATTTGCTCTGGTTGTGGTAGCGCGTGTTTTATAAGCTGCATAAATTCCTTAACCATCTCCACCAATTTCTCATGGTGATTAACAGCAAGGCAAATAAAGGCGGCGCTCTCTCCTGAAATATCAACAGCCCCATAAGGTTCTGGGTTGCGCATAGTGCCACAATCTCCACCGCTGGAAAATATTGAATTATCAGAGAAATCTTTTATGGTTAAAACAGTGCCATATAACCCACCGGCTTCTATTCTCCAAGGTAATTTAGGTATATGTTTCATGGTTTTATTGTCCTTTTGAAATTGTTGAGCGCAAGATAGATGTTAATCTTGTTGCCTCTTGCATAGAATCATTGATATATTCTCGTGCCGCAGACGTATCATAGCCATAAACTTCTGTGCTAATAATACCTTGCAAGCGCGCTTATCAACTTACCCCTTTCTTCAAAAGATAGTTCATTCCAGCCTGATTGCTGCAACTCGTTTATTTGTTTTTGTTGGCGCTGTATTATATGCTCGGCATCGAAATCTCTAACTTGCAAAACATCTAAAAGCTTGATTAACTCTCTCGCCTCTGTTGTATTTAGCTCAACCATTGTAGAGCTGCCGAGCTTGTTACTTTCAGCAAATTCAATACACCTTTCCAGCGTTCTAGTAAAATAACTTATGTTTTGATACAATTTATCCATTTTTTTCCAACTCCATTTGTTCAATTGCAGCCCTAAGCCTTTCTGGCTCTATTCCTATATATTCTGCTCCAGATTCTATTTGTTCATTTGTATAAGGTAATTTCATATGTTATACCGCCCTCTGAGCTAATATATGCAAGCTCTTGAGGTGTATTAGTTGCGGCTTTTAATGGGTTTAAGTCTTTAGGTGTAAATAGTTTATCCATTACAAACCTCCGCAAATTTACCTTCAACTTTGCGGCTATAATATTCAAATAAGCCCTTAAAAGACCATTCTTTATTTAATAGGGCTAGATGTTCTTTCGGGTCTTCATTATAAATAGTTGGCTTAACTCCCGATCTTTTCATCTCCCCTTCGTTTTTTAGGTCATAATTGTTGCATAGATATAAAGAGTTATGACTCTTATTGACTTGTGCCAGTATTATGTATTTATTGTTTTCCATAATCTTACCCTATTTTAATTATCCCTATTATTTGTAGTATCCCGGCATAAAGAAAATAGGGTTAACTCTATGCCAGGAATTTCTATTACCCCAAAAAACTCCCGTTGTTCAATACATGATACGCAGTAAGTGCAATTAGTATTGCCAGTAATATATTCTGTATCAAGTTGTGGTTTAGTTTCATATCCGTACCTCTATATTGTGTTATACTCTCAGTCTATTTACTCCGGTTCCTATTTTGATTTGCTTGAACCTTTAAACGCTGCAATATGTATGTTATAACATATGCAATTTGGTGTGTCAAGTATTTAATTTATTTAATTTACTATAACCTTATTACTTGGTATTTTACCAATAGTTCTAATCATTCGAATAGTTCCATAAGAACTCAAGCGCAAGGAAACTGTAGGTGTTCAAGCAATAGTTCTAATCAATAATTCAGGTGGGTATCCCTTGAACGTATAGTGACTAGTGCCGAATTATTGGAATTATTGTAATATAATATTATATATATATATATATTAATAGGTTAGTAGATAGTAGCAGTTTGAATAGTTCTAAATAGTTCTATTTTTACCCCCCAATAGTTCTAAATAGTTCTTGATACTTTTATGCAACAGTGGTGTTATGCAGAGATTATGCAATTGTGCAGATCCGATAGCATAATACGTGCAAGACTATCGCTTGTTGCATATAGTTAATAGGTATAAAATGGGTGCGAGAAATTAACTAATTATTAATAAAGGTTAATAGGTGTATGCATTAATGCATGGTGCTTGTTGGTGCTATGGTATATATGTAATGGTTAACTATTGGTTAATTTTATTGTATGATGCTAATAGGATTCCTACCTAATGAATGGCCGGGGAGTAGGATGAAATATTGGAATGGGGTGTGGGGTTATTATGGTACCTTAAACAAGCACGTTTGACTTTCTCTTTTGCCCACGTTATACTCCACAAATATGTTCACCAAATCCCAATACACAGAAATCCTGAATTGGATATATCATTATATACAATCCCACAGAGATATTTATCTATTGCAACAGGTACCAGTGACGGGGGTGATTGATTATTCTGTAGGTGATTTAGTTCGTGCGATGAAAAAATTTCGGGGGGATAGTGAGGTTGTTCGATATTATGAGAAGGTGCGGGAGTTGTTGGTATTGAGGTTGATAGAGAATAAGGATTTGGATGCTTCGACCAGGAATAAATTATGCGAGGAATGGTTGGTAGATTCGAGAGTGGGGGAGTTGTCGGGGGTAGATGTGGCGAAGGAATTGAGTGATGTGGAGTTGGTTCGGAGGATGGGGGAGTTAGGGTGGGTAAGGAAAGGGGTGGAAGTAAATGCGTCTGTTCAAAAAATTAAAAGGAGGAGTGCAAAATGAGAATAACACCACTTGCGAAAATAATACGGGTTGAATCGCCGGAGGTTGAGGGATATAGGTGGCTGGGGAATGTGTATAGTCCGAGTGGATCATTACGAGTGCGGGAAGGCTTGACTGATGCGTATTATATAGTTGATGAAAAGAATATGATATTATTGCGGAGGATTGATGGTGCGGCGTAGTTGGATTGATACATGTACAGTGCCTGTTTCGGACTTATGCAAGTTACGATATGGTGGAGTGCGTATGAGGACTGAGAGTGGTGAGGGTATGGTACTTACTCCATTTCAGGTATCTGAGTTAAGGGCGCGGGGGTTGTTGGATGTTGAGTAGAAATACAATAAGGAGTGGCGAAGAATTTTGGGAATTTTATAAGGATGATTTTTATTATTCCATAAATATTTGTGGGTTTGGTGAAGAATATATAAAAAATAGTTTTAATAGGGCTTATGAGCATGAGTTTTTGTGTAGAAGAAGTCCTTATTATGATGAGGAATGCAAAGTAGCTAATATAGAAAAGGCAAAAAGGTTGTGGAATGCCGAATGAAGCCTTAACACTTGCGACACAGCTTTCTGAGCGGCAGAAGTGGAATGCGCGGGATTATTTATTTCCTGATGTTGGGCCGTTGCGGAGGGAGTTGTATCCGAAACATGAAATGGTATTTGGGGGTGGTGCGGATTATAGGGAGCGAATTTTTATTGCGGCGAACAGGGTTGGTAAGACGGTTGTAGGGTGTTATGAAACTACTTGTCATGCAACGGGCGAATATCCGAAATGGTGGAAGGGTTGGCGGGTAAATAAACCCGTAACAATCTGGGTAGCGGGTGATACGGGTAAAACTACGCGGGATATTTTACAGAATAAGTTGTTGGGACCAGTGGGTGAATTTGGTTCGGGGCTAATACCAAGAAAGGCGATAGGACGATATTTAAGTAAGACGGGTGTGGCGGATGCGATAGAGGTTGTGTATGTGAAGTCGAAGTTTGGTGGATATAGCACAATATATTTCAAGTCATACGATCAGAGGCGCGAAGGTTTCCAGGGAACTGAAGTTGATTTCATTCAGCCAGATGAGGAACCACCGCAGGATATTTATACAGAAATGTTATTGCGTACAATGACCACTAATGGGCGCATACTAACTACCTTCACTCCACTCATGGGGTTGTCGGATGTAGTGCTTCAATTCTGTGCAGGCGGAGAAATAGTTGAGGGGCCTATAAGTACTTCTAAATTTGTTGTTTCCTGCGATTGGGATTCAGTGCCGCACTTAAGCAAGAAAGACAAAGACGACCTCTATGCAGCAATACCACCATTCCAGCGCGATGCTCGTTCAAAGGGCATTCCACAATTAGGAAGTGGTGCGATATATCAAGTGCCGGAGTCGGAAATACTGGTAGATGATTTTGATATGCCGGAAAGTTGGAGGCGTGTTTATGCAATGGACGTTGGCTGGAATAGAACCGCGGCATTGTGGGGTGCGCATGATGTTGAGAATGATATAGTATATTGTTATTCGGAACATTATAGAGGACAGGCTGAACCAGTTATTCATGCACAAGCTATTAAAGGGCGGGGCAAATGGATTCGGGGGGTAATTGATCCTGCATCGCGGGGACGTACTCAGACAGATGGACATTCTTTGATAGATATGTACCGGGATTTAGGATTAGATTTGAGCATGGCGAACAATGCGGTTGAAGCGGGGATATATGAAGTATGGGAACGCTTGTCGAGTGGACGGTTGAAAATATTTAAGTCGTTGGGGAATTTGCGTTCAGAGTATAGGATATATAGACGTGATGAGAAGGGGCGGATTGTAAAGAAGGACGATCACTTATTAGATTGTTTACGTTATTTAATAATGTCTGGATTGGAAAATGCGAAACCAAAAAAACTTGTAGAGAAGAAAGAAATAGTATATGGTGACTTCACAGGATTAACTGAAGGATGGATGCAGTGATGCAGGAAGAGAAAAAGTGCCAGTACAAAAATTGGACTGAAAGTGTCAATGGTATTCCTACAAAAATGCAAGGTTGTTATCCAGGTTCACAACTTGGTTCATGTAAAGGTTATACTGAAATCAAATGCAAATATCCTAACTGTCTATGACAATATACCTCTCAACAGAACCCGGAATGAAAATTGGTGGAACGCTGAAGTACGGGGATAAGATGCTTGTATGCGATAGACTCTATTCTCAGGGAAAAGATATGAAGCGTGACAAGCCAGAATATGCAATGTCTGCGCAAAATGGATATTGGGGATTTAGTGTACAACAGGAAACGCAAACCGGGGATGTAAATAATGGCTGACCATTCTAATAATAGATCAACTGGGCGTGGCGGAATACCCGATCCTATCATCACTCTTGCAATGGAGCGTTTTAAAACTACTGCCGAGGCGGAGTTTGAAGGGCGTAAAGCTGCTAAAGATGATATGGAGTTCTATGTATCTAACCAGTGGCCTGACCAGATTTCTCAGGATAGGCAGACAGATGGCCGTCCGTGTTTAACTATTAATAGACTACCTCAATTTGTGCGTCAGGTGACGAATGACCAGCGCATGAATAGACCGAGTGTAAAAGTAATTCCAGTGGAGGATTCAGATGAAAATGTTGCCAAGATATATGAAGGTTTGGTTCGTCATATTCAGGAAGCTTCGCAGGCTGATATTGCGTATGATACAGCTTGTCAAACACAAGTAATATGTGGGCGTGGGTTCTTTCGCATCATAACTGATTATTGCAATGAAGAAAACTTTGACCAGGATATTTTAATCAAGCGTATAAAAAACCCATTAACGGTTTATGTTGACCCCGCATCTATTGAGCCGGATTATTCTGATGCACGTTTTATGTTTATCGTTGAGGATCTTTCTAAAGAAGAATTCAAGAGTATGTACCCAAAGGCGGAAGTTATCAGTGACACAAGTTTTATGTCGCGGGGTGATGGTGCTTCGACTTGGGCGACTGAGAAAGCAATGCGTATTGCAGAATATTTTACTGTAGAAGATGAAGTAAAGAAATTATATCAACTTGCATCAGGTGAGATTGTTGCGGAAGTTCCAGAAGGTGAGGAAGCCGTTAAAGAACGTGAGGCAGTTACCAAGAAAGTAATCTGGAGAAAGATTTCTTGTGTAGAAGTCTTAGAAGAAAAAGATTGGGCGGGTAAATATATTCCTATCATTCCAGTTCTGGGTGATGATCTTGATGTAGATGGCAAGCGTTATATAAAAGGTATGGTGCGCGATGCTAAAGATTCTCAGCGTATGTATAATTACTGGGCTTCGGCCCAAACGGAAGCAATAGCTCTTGCGCCAAAAGCCCCATTTATTGCAGCAGAAGGTCAGATAGAGGGTTACGAAGCAATGTGGGCTGCGGCTAATACCAAGAATTATGCAGTATTACCATATAAACCACGTACTATAGATGGGACACAGGTTCCTGCACCACAACGTATCACAGCAGAGCCGCCAGTACAGGCTATGGTTCAGGCGATGAAACAAGCCGGCGATGATATGAAGGCTATTACAGGTATCTATGATGCATCTTTGGGTGCTCGTAGTAATGAAACTTCTGGTAAGGCTATTACTGCGCGTCAGAAATCAGGTGACGTTGCGAATTATCATTATGTAGATAATCTTGGTCGCTCAATAAGACATTTAGGTCGTTGCTTAATTGATCTTATTCCTAAAATTTACGATGCGCCGCGTGTTGTGCGTATTTTAGGTGAAGATGGTGAAGGTGCTAATGTGCCTATTAACCAACCTACTTCCGGTGCTGATGGAGTTAATCAGATTTATGATGTTACATCTGGTAAATATGATGTGGTTGTAGAAACTGGCCCATCGTTTGAAACTAAACGCCAGGAAACTGCTGATGCAATGGCTACTGTTCTTCAGGCAAATCCCGAATTATGGCAAGTTGCAGGTGATATATTTGTTAAATCACTTGATTGGCCGAATGCAGATAAACTTGCAGAGCGTATGAAGAAAATGTTACCTCCGCAATTGCAAGATAATGCGAATCCGATACCGCCACAAGTGCAACAACAATTAGACCAGAGTAAACAGATGATTCAGCAATTGACTGAAGCACTTCATGCTGAAAAAGATAAGAATGAATCCAAACAGGCAGAGATGGAGAGTAAAGAAGCAATGAATGCTGAAAATAATTCTACGAAACTTCTTATTGCCGAAATGCAAAATAACTTTGGCGCATTCAAAGAGGACCTTGCACATTTACGTGCTCACCTTGATAGGGAATTAGCGCAGGAAGAAATGGAAAAATCACAAGCCCTTGACAATGCACAAGCATCTGATACAATGGGTGGTATGAATTCACAAGAAGCGCCGAATGCGGAATTAACTGCTGGTGTGAGTGGATAAGGGAAGAAGATAATGACTGATACAAATTTATCCGGCACTACAGTTGCCGCGGAAAATTTAAACCAACCTGTTATTGAAACTACTGAATCTGATAATACATTCAAAGAGGTGGAAAGTTTAG